CTCAAAAAAAGCTCCGGGGGGATTTTTTCAACTGTGTCTCCCTTAAATGCCGGAGAAGAAAGGAAGGTGAATGGTCAAGGTAAATGATCTGCATATTCACGTGCACATTGATGGTGATTCAAGGATCGAAGAGGTCCTGACTGAGCTTAAAAGTCAAAGCAAAAATCTTGAAGCATTTTTCAACCACCTAACGAAACAGGAGAAACTACTCATGACTGACCTCACCGCGCTTACTGATGCTGTCACGCAGGACACTGATGTTGTCAATTCCGCTATCACTCTGATTACGGGTCTCGCTGCTGAGATCCAGGCTGCCGGCACCGACCCGGTCGCGCTTCAGAGCATCGTCGACCAGCTGAACACCAACAACACTCAGCTCGCCGCTGCAGTTACGGCCAACACCCCGGCGGCTCCGCCGGTTGCGCCTCTCCAGTAGGCTGACAAATTCTTGGTACTGTCTCCAGAGTTTGATTCTCCCCCTCTCGACTCTGGGGGCAGTGCCAAGTCATATTCAAAAGAAAGGGGCATCAATGGACTATCGTACCAGAGCCCAATGGGGCGCAAGGTTTGACCCTAGAAATGTTGCGACATTTCCAACACCAGTAGATCGACTCTTTATTCATCACAATGTGATGGCACCTACTAACAACCCAAATCTAGACATGCAGAATACCGAACAGGTAGACATTGCTAGGTTTGGAACGCCATCATATAAGTGGGCGATCCATCCGAGTGGGGTTGTTCTTGAAGGAATGACAAACCATTGGTCCCCTGATACTTATCAGTTCAATGATAAGTTGTCTATAATGTTCATGGGTAACTTCGAAAACGATTACCCAACGGCGGCAGCAATGCTTGCTTGTCGTGAACTTATTCAGACACTAAAGGGTTTCGGGTTCTTTACCAAGAACGGCCTTATTCAAGGACATCGTGATGTGTATCAAACGGCGTGTCCTGGAGCGCATCTATATCCAAGGATTGGGGAACTCTCAGTTCCTCCGCCAACTCCGGCCCCACCAACACCTATTAAGATAGTAAGAAAGGATAACATGGTACTCGAAGATCCTACCTCTGGCGGATATTGGGTTGCATACGACACAGGAGCAGTTAATGCGTATGATGGTGCGCCATTTCTTGGTGGTACCAACAACACAAAGATGAACCCAAGCGCATTTCCTTGTGTCGGTATTGCATCATACAAGGATAATAGTGGCGAAGGTTACTGTATTGTCCTTGACTTTGGTGCTACTGGTAATACTGGGGAACGTTTCCGTCGTTACCGTTTCCCACGTAACGGATCTGCAAGGGTGTGATGTGGGGTTTCAGACAGACACCGTAGTAGTTGCATGTATTGTAGCGGTTGTTGCACCTTCAATTCTTGCTGTTGGAAACGCTAGAATCAATGATAAACGTCAAACCAAAGAATGGGCAAGAGAAGATGCAGTAGAAGAACGGCGTATAGCAAGAGAACATGAACGTGAACAACGTACAGAAACTCGTCTTGACGATATTTCTGCAGAGACAAGAATCATTCACGCTCTTGTTAACTCCGAACTTACTAAAGCATACGAACGCGACCTTTCGTCTGTCATTGCTTCTAGAGATGCACTTGAAAAAGTCATTGAACTTACATGTCAACTTGGGGAAAAACCAGATCAAATTGATGTTAATGAACTAGAAGACAAAGAGAATAGAATTCGTCTTCTAGAGAAGGTGATCCTCATGAGACAGCAACATCAAGAAATTCTAGACGAGAAAGTAAAACCAACCCATCCAGAGGAGACGCCATGAATTGGCGAAAAGGCAAGTGGTGGATCTTAATGATCCCCTACTTCATTGTCATTCTTTGGACTGTTGCGGTAACCTTTTTTGTTGCGCATAATACCGCAGCGATCAGAGCTGAAAATTCAGATCAAGCAGTTGGTATTTGTAATTCTGAGAACACAATTAAAGCAGTTGTTTCTACAGTTATTAAAGACGATGCCAAAGAATCAACTGGGGCAACCCAGGAGTTCTGGATTAAAACTTTCCAGCAACTCGACGGTAAGTTAACACAGGAAAATTGTAAAGACCCAAAGGTTCTTTACAAAATCGAAGCAGTAGATGATGGAGGTAAACCGTGACTGTAATTGTATTCACCGCACTCGTTTGGAAGGTCGTTGACTTTCTGCGAATGCTTTTCAATTTCAAGACTCAGAAATCTGGAATCATTACCCAGCTTACTGCCTGGGGTGGTGGCGTTGCTCTAGTGGTTATTGCCGCTCATGCAGGAGTTACCAAGGCACTTGTGCTTCCTGGTTCTGATCAGGCACTTGGAACGATGGACTTTGCAAGTCTTATTCTCATTGGACTTCTGGTTTCTTCTGTGGCTTCCGCTGCTGTTGATGTCAAGCAGGCTGTTGATGGTACTGATACTGCTACCAAGCCTTCTATGTTGTCTTCGAACTCTGGTCTCACTCAGGAGAATCAGGGGTCTGTCTAAATAGGAAGGAGGGAGATGGGTGTAAACAGAAGTAACCGTAGGCCTCGCCGTCCTGCGACTACACCAGACGGTAGAGAGCAGCAACTCATCTCCCTTGCGGCGGATCTTGCGGAGAAGCAACTTATTGAAGGTACAGCCTCTTCTCAGGTTATTACACATTTTCTTAAGTTGGCCTCTTCTCGAGAACGACTTGAACAAGAACGTCTTCAGAGAGAGAATCTACTTCTTAGCGCGAAGGTCGATCAAATCGCTTCGGGTAAGAGGATTGAGGAACTCTATGAGACCGCTTTGAGTGCAATGCGTCAGTATGCGGGTCGAGATGTTGATATGTATGAAGATGAAGAAGGAACGGACTCGTATGAGCAATACTAACCGTCTATATCTCAACCCCCTAGTCTAAAAAGAAAGGAGAAATATATGCCGTTGAAAGTGGATTTGACCCCAGATTCTTTGGATCTTGTGCTGTATGCGGGTGATGGGGCAGATTTTCAAATCAATTTTGAGGACGATACGGGCAACCCTATCGATGTTTCTTCTTATACTTGGACCTCTCAGATTAGAAAGTCTCGAAACTCATCCGAGCATATTGACCTTTCTATTGACGCATCTCTTTCTTCTACTGGCGTTATTACTGTTCTTATTCCACCTGCAGTAACCAGATCTTTGGGAGAAAGTAACTGGAATAACGAAAGTCAATGGGATATTCAGTGTGTTGTTGGCGCAGGGGATCCTCTTACAGTCCTTCAAGGAACGGTATATTGTAGCCAGGATGTGACAAGATGAAGCGCGTAACGGTGGTTATTCGTGGCGCAGAAAGTCTTGGAGTTCTAACTGCTCGAGCCATTGTTACCGGCATTATCAATGTAAGTGTGGCTGGTGGAGGAACGGGCGGAGGAGGAACGGGCGCAACTGGTCCTATGGGTCCTGCTGGTCCTATGGGTCCTGCTGGTCCAACTGGTCCAACTGGTCCTGCTGGAAGCAGTGGAGGTGGAGGAACCTGGAAGGGTACGTGGTCTAGTGCCACAACTTATGTAACCGATGACATCGTCTTTCTAAATGGTTCTGCTTGGATTGCAACTGGCACATCAACAAACTCCACACCAAACTCTTCTGGTGATAGTATCAATGCAACAGGACCTTGGGCACTCTTTACTCAAAAGGGAGCAACTGGAGCAACTGGAGCAACTGGAGCAACTGGAGCAACTGGAGCAACTGGAGCAACTGGTCCTGCTGGTACTGGAGCATCAGTACTTGTCCCGAAGTTCCGAAGCACTGGGGCAACAATGGCTTCTGGTGACTTTGTTGTTATGGGCGCTCCCAATCAACAGATGACTCTTCCTGCATCACCTTCTATTGGTGATCACTGTGGATTGTATAATGCAAGTTCAGGAACAGTATACCTTGCACCAAATACTGGGCAGATTATTCAAGATGGAACTGGTACTGTTAACCCTCTTGATCTAACCGACCCTGGGCAATGTGTGGAAGTTGTTTATGAAGGAGTTCCTTCCGGAGGTGGAAGTCCTACCTGGGTCCCCATTAACACCTACGTTCTTCCTCCCACTTTTAATTCAGTCCTTACTGCTCCAGGTCTTGCTATATCTGGCATTGCGGGGACAAGTGCATCTCCAGGAAGTCGTTATATTGGTGCGGTTTCTGGATCGCCTCCTTCTAGTGGAACTTGGCTTACTGGTGACTGGTGTGTTGATATTCAGAGTGGGTCTATCTACGTCTACACGACGGCAAATAGTTGGTCTGCTGTAGGAGCGACAACATCATTCACTTCAGCATTGGCTCTTGCACGTAATGGACCTGGAGGTGGAGCAGAAGGTTTCCCGACATATTATGGAGCTCCCGCAGGCGGAACTCTTCGTGCTAATACCGCTTTCTGGATTAGTCAGAGTCAGAACCTTCGTCAACCTCCAGCATTTGATCAGACTTATCAGCCTGTTGTTTCGGGTGGAGTTGCCAAATTTAAACTTGTTGGGGATGTTCGAGGGACAATTGGACAAGATGGAGATACCTTTGCTGGTGTTACTACTGGGTTTCTTCCTGCAACTGGCGGTAGTTCTACTACTGGTTGGAATCTTGGCAACGTTCTTGCCCCTGTAATCTTCACTATTGTCAGCGATGGTACTGGGCAGTATATTACCACGCCAATGGTAACATCTCCGGGGTCTGTTACTCAGTGGGGTAGTATTCTTTCTCAGGGGACTGAGTATGGTCCTACTACTGCACCCAATGGTGGTGCTGCTGGTCCTCCGGCAATTGTTCAGGTTGAAGGTCTTAACACGATTGGTGTTAATCTTGGAGCACTTAATGGTCTTGGCCCTGTGCTTCAGTTGGAGATGCAGTACAAAAATCAAAAGCCTATTTCTTCTGCTGGTTGGACTTTCTCTAATGGAGGAAGCACAATTCAGAGAACTGGGGTTGTCCCAGATGGAATCGCTATTGGGATGAAGATTCTTGATGTTAGTAATCCCGGGTATCTTGTGGGGGCATATGTTGGCGCGATTCGAATGAATGGTACTACAACATTCATCGATCTTGTTAATTCTTCCTCTGTTGTTGGTGCCCCATATGTTGCTACCCCTGCTGCAGTTACTGCCACGCATGCAAATCAAACAGGTGGAGATACTCTTACCTTTACACCTTGGCTATTCTATGGTGGGGAACAGATTGTTCTAGAACCTGGGATCTTGGCTGATGGTGTAGATGCTTGGTTCCCTCCTTCTAGCCCAGGTTTCTCTGGTATTGGCCAGGGTCAGAACTGGCAGGTTGGGTTCTGGGATGGACCCATATTTGGTGGCGCACATGGTGGAACTCTAAGTGGCATTCAGCAAGTTGGAATGGAACTCAACGGGTTCTATATTCGAGGCGCAAGTGCTGTTCAACGTGTTGGTCTTCTTATTAACGATGTTACAAACGTCGATAAGGCTGTTGCTGGTGGAGGACATGTAACAAGGCAGTTGGGGCTTGTTATTGCTGGGCAAAGTTCTGATGGTAAGACTCTTCTTCCATATTGTGGAGCAGATGAAAACATCGGTATTCTGAACGCGGGTACAACTTTTGAACCTCCCGCACCAGCGATCACCACAGTTACATCAACCCCTGGTGGTAATGGCGTTTATAAGGGAACAGATGACGCAACACTTGCCTCTTTGTCTGGTGGAAACCTCCCTCTAAATGCTAGTGCAGCATCACTTGGGTTCTCAGCAGGTGGAGGAACCTCATTCTTGGAAACTCAAGCTGGGTATGTTATCTTTACCTATGCAAGTGCTTCAGGATCTAATCTAGTTAATGTGGCGTTTACTTATGCTGGGTATATTACTTCAGCGACTAAGGTTTCTCTTAATTCTCAGATTCTTTCACAGAACATTGGCTCATTTACTGTTGCTTCTCCAGGAACAGTTACTGTAGCATCAACAGACGGTTTCCCGATCACAACACCATATACACACTATAATGGTGCAACTAATAATGTGGCTATAAGTACGTTTGGTACTGCTGGATCAGCAGTTCTTCCTGTTGCTTCTACACTTGGTTGGGCTCCTCAGGGTGCTGGCGTTCTTATGGGTGCTGGCGATCATCATTACTTCACGTATACTGGAATCACAGCGACTTCCTTTACTGGAGTTACTTTCTATGATGTTGCTTCCTTCCTTGGATATTATCTTGTAGGATCTGCCGGAACAGATACAATTGCTAACACTGCTGCTACTGCATTTGCCAATGGGTCAGTCCTTCCCATCATTAATATTGGTGACGATCTTGTTTACTATAGTGGTGGAACGACAAACACCTTTACTGGTTGTGTAAATCTTCTTAAGGCAAACTTTAAGATTAACCAGGTTGGTCTTGCCGTTAGGTCTGTTTCTTGTGTTCAGTATGTTGGAGCAAACTTCAAGGTTGATGCTAGGTATGCTAGTGCAATTGAACTTCTTGCATCTACTTCACAGAGTGCGTCTACTTCTGCGTTGGTCATTACTGGTGTAAACACTATTTACAATGGGCAGGTTGTAAAACTACTTAATGTTTCTCCAACTGGAGTTAATCTAACCTTTACTAGTGGGGCAACACCCGGGCTTATTCTTGGAGCACCAACTCGTGTTCTAGGACCCGGTGGTTCTTTGGAATTGATGTATAAGATCAGCCAGAGTGGATGGATTGAACTCTCATATGCTCCTGGTTCGTCGGTTCTTACAAGTTCTTACGGGTTCTTTGTTTCTGATGGTGTTGCTTCACATGGGTCAATTACATCAGCTAATGGCGATGGGGTAACTACATATTTTACTGGAACTCCGTCAATATCTATCAAAAACAATACAGCCGACGCTAATCCAACAATTTATATTGGAAACTTTACCACTGGGATTGCCTCTATATTCTTTGGACCTGGTGGCTCTAGTACAGTAGATACAAACATTCAACGTCCTGCTCCTGGATTGATTGGTCTTGGAAACATGGCTAGAGCCATTGGTCCCAATACCTCAGTTCAAGGAGGTGCTCGTTGGGTTGGTTCTACTACTGGTGGGCCTCCGACAGACACTACTGGAACAGCATATGTCCAGGGTGACTGGATCACCACAACCACAGGTCAAGTTTGGATCTGTCGTGTTGGAGGTTCTCCTGGTACTTGGTATCAGGCTGGTCGTGCAGTTGGTGTATACACCGCTAATAACGCAACATTCTTGGCTACAGACAATATTTGTAACTGGACACCTACTGGAACTGCTACTCCTACTCTAGCGATTGGCGCAGGAGTTCAAGATGGAGACACGAAAGTTATTCGTGTATATTCTGCATTCACAATTTCTTCTTGGACTAACTGTGTTGCTAGTGGTGTTGCTCTTCCTGGAAACTCGACAGGTGCAACCGCAACTAACCCACTTACATTTACTTTCCAGTATGATGGAAATAACTCTAAGTGGCGTATAGTATCGGCGGTGTGATATGGCCTTTGGAACTACTCCAACTACAACAACCGCAATATCTTCAGGTGGTTCTGCAACAGCAACATATGCCACTAATGGAACAGTAGCTGCACCAACTCTATTGGTTGCTACTTTTCATAATGGGCAAAGTGGTAGTGCTATAAGCACCTTTACCGATTCAGACGGTGGGGTTTGGACAACCCTTTCTGATATTGCAAATCCAGGAAACTGTAGAGTGACTGTTTATGCACGTATATCTACAACAACTGGTACTGGCAAAACACTTACTGTAGCGGCTTCAGGAGCAGGAACTACTTCTCGTCTTACCATTGAAGAATGGACAGGCGCAGGGTCTACTCTTGTAGCAGACGCAACAGCAGTAACTGCTACTGGAACAGGAACCTCTCCATCAGTTCCAATTACTCCTGGAACTTCAGGAAGTTTGATTATTGGAGCTGCCGTTGTTGGTACTGCTCAAACATTTACTGTTGGTGGTGGTTTAACTAATAATGCTACGGGAACTACTGGACGTTCTGGAAGTGGATACAAGGCTTCTGGAGTAACTGGAGGAACAGCCGTGACCCCAACGCTTACTATTAGTGCTAGTACCACATATGCGGCAACCTCAGTTGCAATTCAGTTAACGCCAATTGCTACCGTTAACACCTCTTCTGGGTTTATGGTTGCTGTATGATAGTTAGATCATATTCTGAACTTAAACAATTTCACACCTTTGATGAAAGGTTTGAATATTTGAAACTTGAAGGTGGTGTCGGAAGAGCAACCTTTGGGTTTGATCGATATTTGAACCAGCAATTCTACACATCAAGGGAATGGCAGGATGTTCGGAGTCATGTGATTGTTCGTGATGATGGATGTGATTTGGGCATATTTGGCCACGAGATTAACATTAGCCCTCTCATCCATCACATGAATCCTATGACGCCAGAGGACATCCTACATAGGTCTGATTGGATTCTAGACCCAGAGTATCTGATACTAACTATGCACAGAACTCATAATGATCTACATTTCGGAGTAAAGAAACTATATCCACGGGTTGTTACTGAAAGAATGCCCAGCGATACCAAACTATGGTAAGGAGGTGATTATGGAAGACAGTATCTTGAACAGCACAAAAAGTATTCTTGGCGTTGATCCTACTTATTCGGCTTTTGACATTGACATTATCACCCATATTAATGCTGCTTTCTCTGTTGTAAACCAACTTGGAGTTGGACCAGATGTGGGTTTCATGGTTAATGATGAAACCGCCATGTGGGCTGATCTATCTTTGCCGATGAATCAACTAAATCTCCTTCGATCCTATATCTTTCTTAAGACAAGGATGATGTTTGATCCTCCTGCTTCTGGGTTTCTTCTTGATGCTACCAACAAGCAAATTCAGGAGTTTGAAGTTCGCCTGAGTTATCTTAGAGAAGCAACCATTCCGGTTCCTACGATCCCCACAGATACTTATGGAAGTGATCAAGGTTATGAGGATGGGTACCTTACTGGAATGACAGACGCAATTCAGGATCTTACTGGATCATGATCAATCAGAAGGAGGTGATTTTGTGGGAGAATTAGAAATGTTTCTTGAGCATCACGGTGTTAAGGGACAGAAGTGGGGCATTAGAAATAAGCGACCTACTGCAAGAGCCTCTTCAGATGCTAAAAAGGCTGCTGAACTTAGAGGTCGTCCAGTTCACTCTATGACTAATAAGCAACTTAAGACTCTTAATGAACGAATGAATCTTGAACAAAACTATGCTCGAATGAGCACTCAGCATAGAAAGAGTGGTAAGAAGCGAGCAGAGGAAATTCTTGGCACCGTGGGTGTTGGCGTAACTGCCTACAACCTATATAATAGTCCTGCAGGTAAAGCTTCTGTTGCTCTTGGTAAGAAGGTTGCGTCTAAGAGTTATGTGAAACTTGCCGGAGCAATCATCCCGAAGGCAGCACTCCATATTCCATAGAAAGGATAATCGATGAATGAAGATGTTGACGCTTTTCTAGAACATCATGGAGTAAAGGGTCAGAAGTGGGGTATTCGCCATGACCCAGTGCCTGGTGTTTCTAAGAAGGTTAGTAACCTTGCCCGAAAGGATGCCAAGGAACACGCGGCAGCAAAAGCCTTTTTTGGTGAAGGTGCTGGGACTCGTAGGAAACTAATCAAGCAGACTGTTGAAGCCAGGTCAAACAGAGTACCTGGATACAAGCAGGCATTTGAGCATCATCTAAATAATCAAGACATGTCTAAGCATGCATCGAAAGCAGTATCTGAAAGAAAGTCTATCGATCGTAAGGATAAGACTAAGAAGCGTGCGGGATATCTTGCACGTAGACTTACGGGAGAAATGGGCACTCAGGCTGCTTTTGCTGCTGTTGCTGTTGGTGGTGCTGCATATTTGAACAGTCCGAAGGGTAGGCAGCATCTTGCTAAAGCACACAAGAAAGTTGTGGCTACAGCAAACAGCCATAAGGCAAAAAAGGGTGCTAAATGGGCCTCTGACTACTTGAAGAGGAACGGCCTGTAACTATAGAAAGGAGAAAGCTAATTGAGTTTGTCTAATACAGCAACTCCTCACTATTACGGACTTTTTCGTGAACAAGTTCTTAACGGAGAAATTCCTGTTAATAAAGAAATCTCTATGGAGATGAACAGGATTGATTCTCTAATCAATAACCCAAACATATTCTATGATTCTGAAGCTGTTGAAGGGTTTATTAAGTATTGTGAATGGGAACTGACGCTTACTGATGGTAGCGATCTATATTTGTTGGACACATTCAAAGTTTGGGCAGAACAAATCTTTGGATGGTACTACTATGTGGAACGTAGTGTATATGATCCAACAAAACAAGATTATGTTAAGAAACTAATCAAGAAACGTCTAACTACAAAGCAATATTTGATCGTTGCTCGAGGGGCAGCGAAGTCTATGTATGCCGCATGCATTCATGCATATTTCCTAAACGTAGACATCTCAACAACTCATCAGATTGCTACTGCTCCTACAATGAAGCAGGCAGAAGAAGTAATGTCTCCGATTCGGACAGCAATCATCAGAGCAAGAGGCCCGTTATTCAAATTCTTGACTGAAGGTAGCGTTCGAAACACATCAGGTCCAAATGCTTTCCGCCAAAAGCTTGCCTCTACCAAGAAGGGAATTGAAAACTTCCTTACTGGTTCTATAATTGAGATTCGTCCAATGACAATCAATAAACTTCAGGGGCTGAGACCTAAGGTGTCCACCGTTGACGAGTGGTTGTCTGGCGATATTCGAGAAGACGTTGTTGGTGCCATAGAACAGGGTGCGTCTAAGATGGATGACTATCTTATTGTTGCCATCAGTTCCGAAGGAACAGTTAGAAACGGTTCTGGCGATACAATCAAGATGGAACTTGCCAGCATTCTCAAAGGTGAATACGAAGCACCACATATTTCAATCTGGCATTACAAGTTGGATGACATTGAAGAGGTTGCTGATCCTGCAACCTGGCTAAAGGCAAACCCCAACCTTGGCAAGACAGTAACCTTTGATGTTTATCATCTAGATGTTGAACGTGCTGAGAAAGCACCAGCATCTCGTAATGATATTCTTGCAAAGAGATTTGGCATTCCTATGGAAGGCTATACATATTTCTTCACGTATGAAGAAACTCTACCTCACAACACCTCAGAGTTCTGGGCAACGCCATGTGCTTTGGGTGCTGACCTTTCACAAGGCGACGACTTCTGTGCTTTCACTTTTCTATTTCCTTTGTCAAACGGATCGTTTGGTGTAAAGACTAGAAGTTATATTACTGAGTTAACTTTGATGAAACTTCCTGGCGCTATGCGTGCAAAGTATGAAGAGTTTATCATGGAGGGAAGTCTTCATATTATGGCGGGGTCTATCCTTGACATGATGGAAGTCTATGAAGATCTTGACCGGTTTATAATTGCGTCTGAATTCGATGTCAGATGTCTTGGCTTTGACCCATATAATGCTAAAGAGTTTGTTACTCGATGGGAATCAGAGAATGGACCATATGGTATCGAGAAGGTTATTCAGGGGGCTAGGACAGAATCTGTTCCACTTGGAGAACTAAAGATCCTTGCTGAGCAAAGAGCACTTATATTTGATCAAGGTTTGATGTCCTTTGCTATGGGTAACTCAATTACTCTTGAAGATACTAATGGTAATCGTAAACTTCAGAAGAAGCGCGCAGAAGAAAAGATTGACAATGTGGCTGCCATGATGGACGCTTATGTTGCATATAAGGCGAACAAGGAGGCGTTTGAATGAGCATTGAACTAGACGATTTCCTTGAACACCATGGCGTAAAAGGTCAGAAGTGGGGAATTCGTAATCAATATGGAGAACCACTTCTTTCGAAACGAAGGAAGGCCTTTATTAAAGGAGTTGGCACTGGAATTGGAGTAGGTATTGCTGCAAGTGGAGCAGTATATGCTAACCACTATCTAAAGAAGCATGGGGGCGTCTATGTTAAGGTGTCCACTATAAACAAAGCCAGTAAGAACCGATTGATATTTGGTACTGCATCGGCAATTACAGGAGCAGCAATTACTCAACAGATTCTCCAGAACCGTGGGCATAAGGATCTAAACTATATTACTGCTAGTGGATAGAAAGGAGGTGTTCAATGATCATTGAAGTAGACGATGTAGACGTGTTTCTTGAGCATCATGGCGTAAAAGGTCAGAAGTGGGGAATTAGGAACCAACGTGCAAGGATTTCTAGAAACCATGCACTAAATAAGGCTAGTAGAGCTAAAGATAAGGCTGCTCCGCCTTCCTTTACTCCAAAGAAAGCCGAACCTGTTTTTGGTACTCCAGAGTATCGTCGCCAGATTGATGAGGCTCGAAAGAAGATCAATAGCGGAAAAGCTGATCACGAAGTTAAACTTGCTAAGTTCAACCATAAGTCGAACAAGGCTAAGTTGGGTTCTAGAGAAGCCAAGAAGATTCTCAAGGCTGCTAAGCATAAGTACGCTAACACAGCGGAAACGGCAAGTCAGGTTAGAGATGGAAAAGAATTGACTCTCAAGATCATTAGTGATTTGACTGATCAACTTCATGAGGAGAGGGCGGCTCGAAAGGAAGCAGAAAGTAAGAATCAGAGCCAGCAGAGTAAGTGAATTGGCAAACTAAAAAGAAGGGAGGTGATTAAACTTGGCTATTCTTGGAAGAGTAAAAAGTGCTTGGAATGCTTTTCGTTCTACTGGTGCTGATACCTTTACAGATCTAGGTATGCAAAACTATACCTATAGTGGAACCTCTCCTTCTACACCTAGGCGACGATACACTAACGAACGAACGATCATTGCTTCTATCTACAATCGGGTAAGTATTGATGTTTCTTCGGTTCTACTTCGACACATTAAGGTTGATGATAATAACCGGTATATCGATGACATTGCTAGTGAGTTGAATAGTTGTCTTACTCTAGAGCCAAATCTAGACCAAGGACCAAGGGCTTTTAGGCAAGACATTGTAATGACTTTGTTTGACAAGGGTGTTGCAGCCATTGTTCCTACAGACACCACTATGAATCCAGACACTAACGAAGTGATTGATATCTATTCTCTTCGTGTTGGAGAGATCACGGCTTGGTACCCAAGTCATGTTCAGATGAGTGTGTATAATGAAGCTACTGGAAATCGTCAAACGATTACTCTGCCAAAGAGATATGTTGCTATTATTCAGAATCCTCTTTACGCCGTAATTAATGAGCCAAACTCCACCCTTCAGAGACTTATCAGAAAGCTTAGTCTTCTTGATGTTGTTGATGAACAGTCCAGTTCTGGTAAACTGGATCTCATCATTCAACTTCCCTATGTCATTAAGTCCGAAGCAAGGCGTCAGCAGGCTGAACAGCGTCGTGAGGATATTGAAGCGCAGTTGAAGGGTAGTCAGTACGGTATCGCTTACACTGATGGTACCGAAAAGATTACCCAGTTGAATCGTCCGGTTGAGAACAATCTTCTAGCACAGATCGAATACCTTACCCACATTCTTTATGGGCAACTCGGTCTAACTGAAGAGGTTATGAATGGTTCTGCTAATGAAGAGGCCATGCTTAACTATACAACTCGAACGATTGAACCAATTGTGGACGCAATCATCGAAGGCATGCAACGAGCATTCCTTGGCCCAGTAGGGACAAAGAAGGGGGAAAGGATTAAGTTCTTCATTGATCCCTTCAGGCTTGTTACTGTAACAAAACTTGCTGAACTTGTCGATAAGTTCAGTCGTAATGAGATCTTGACTGGTAACGAGATTCGAGAGATCGTTGGCTATAGGCCGTCTAGCGATCCTCGTGCGGATGAACTTAGGAACAGCAACCTTCGTGTTCCTACAAGTGAACCGCCCGTTGATCCAACGGCACAGTCAACGACAGATTCCGTAACAGTCAAGCCAACCTCTAGTCCAACCGTAACTGATACATCGACAACAACTCCAGGAAACAAACAACCAGTAACTGGCACGGACCCTGGTAAATAGTTTTAGAAAGGAATGTCAAAATGGAAGCAGATTTTAGCGGCTACGCCACTAAGGCTGGTCTGAAGTGCACTGACGGGCGAACCATTATGCCGGATGCTTTTAAGCATCAGGATACCATGCAGGTTCCGCTTGTTTGGCAGCACGGTCACACTGACCCGGAGAATGTCCTGGGGCATGCGATCCTCGAGAATCGTGAGGATGGTGTGTACTGCTACGGTTTCTTCAATAAGTCGAAGAAGGCGGAGCATGCTCGTCAGTCTGTCGAGCACAAGGATGTCACCATGATGTCCATCTGGGCAAATGATCTCATTGAGAGGTCTGGGCGAGTTCTTCACGGTGCAATCCGTGAGGTTAGTCTCGTTCTGTCTGGTGCCAATCCTGGCGCCATCATTGAGAACATCACTATTCGGCACTCTGACATGGACGACACCGTCCTTGATGACGAGGCCATTATCTACACGGGCCTGTCCTTTGAGCACTCTTCAGAAAGTGTTTCGCATGCTGGAACTTCAGATGCAGACACGGATGGAGATAATGACACCAGTGCTTCTGGTGATAATGACAATGACAAGACTGTCCAGGATATTTATGACTCTATGACTCCTGAGCAGCAGCAGGTGTGTCATTACCTCATTGGTGAGGCTCTCGCCGCAGATGATGAGGAAGATGCAACTGAGGACAGCGCCGCACATAGTGGGCTTAGTTCTGATGGGGCTAGTATTCAAGACATTTATGATTCAATGGATGATGACCAGCAGCAGGTTTGTCATTATCTCATCGGTGAGGCCCTTTCTGGGTCTGACGACGTAACACATGACAACACTAACACTGACCAGGAAGGTAGTAACGAAATGGGAACCAGCATCAAGCACAACGTGTTCGATGAGACCGACAAGAAGGAGGGCGCTCACGTGCTTTCTCATGATGACATGCAGGGCATCATTGCCGACGCTTCCCGAAATGGGTCGCTGAAGGACGCTGTGGAGAGCTATGCTCTTTCCCACGGAATCGACAACATCTCGACGCTCTTCCCTGAGGTCGTCGCTACTAGCCAGGACCCCCAGTTCCTCAGCCGTCGGGTCGAGTGGGTGGCTACCCTTCTGGGTGCCGTCAACAAGAGCCCGTTCAGCCGGATCAAGACCCTCAACGCCGACATCACGATCGACGAGGCTCGTGCCAAGGGTTACGTGAAGGGCGCGATGAAGAAGGAGGAGTTCTTCGGGGTTACCCGTCGAGTTACGACTCCGACCACCATCTACAAGAAGCAGGCCATGGACCGCGACGATGTCGTGGACATCACTGACTTCGACGTCATCGTGTGGCTGAAGAACGAGATGCGTCTGATGCTGGACGAGGAGCTTGCCCGTGCGATTCTTCTCGGCGATGGCCGTGATGTTGCTGATGCGGACAAGATCAACGAGCAGAACATCCGTCCCATTGCTGGTGAGCACGAGCTGTTCGTCACCACGGTCACCGTTGACCTGAAGGACGCAGCTAGCACCACCCCGTATGTGACGAATGCCGACGAACTCATCGATGCCATTATTGCAAACCGCTGGCAGTACAAGGGCACTGGTACGCCGACGTTCTTCACCTCGGAGACCATCATCGCCTCGTTCCTGACTGCCAAGGATAGTCTGGGCCGTCGTATTTACAACAGTCTGGATGAGGTTGCCACCGTTCTGCGTGTGTCGGCCATTGTTCCGGTCGAGGCCATGGAGGCTTCTAACCTCGGCGCATATGGTTACACCAATGTGATCGGTATTCTGGTCAACCCGGTGGACTACACTGTGGGTGCTACCGGTGGTGGAGCAGTCAACATGTTTGACTTCTTCGACATTGACTACAACAAGCAGAAGTACCTGATCGAGACCCGTTGCTGCGGTGCTCTTACTCGGCTGAAGTCTGCGATCGTCATCAAGAACGCCGTTGCTGGTACTGACACCGTTATTGGTGCTGTTACTGCTCCGACCTTCGTCAAGGCGACTGGTGTGGTCACCATCCCGACTGTTACTGGTGTGAACTTCATCAACGACGCTGATGGTACCACGCTGACTGCTGGCGCTCAGGCTGCCATCCCGGCATACTCGACCATCACCATCTCGGCATCGGCCAAGTCTGGCTACCAGCTGCCGTCGGATGGTCAGTCGTTCACCTGGACGTTCGAGCGCGAGGCCTGATAACCAAGGAGACTCAATGGCTAGATTTTACGGAGCAATTGGGTATGGTATATCTGTAGAAAAGCCACCAAATTCAGGCATATGGGTTGAAGAAATCACAGAACGTATGTATCGTGGGTCTATAATTAGGAACACCACTCAGCAGAATGTTGTTCAAGACCTTAATGATAACGTTGTGTTTTCTAATACTTCAATCAGTATTGTTACTGATGGTTTTGCCATTGATAATCTCCTTAACATTAAGTATGTCATGTTGGCCGGGCTCCCCTGGACTGTTAATTCGGTTGAAGTCCAGAGGCCCCGGTTGACATTGATTATTGGGAAGGATTACAATGGCCCCACGGCTTGAACTACAAGCGCTGCTTGAAGAACTGCTTGGGTCACGTAATGTATATTTCCAACCGCCTCCTGAGTATCAAATCCAATATCCATGTATCGTTTATGAACGAGATGTATATTTGTATGGTACTTCTAAGTATGCAGATAATATACTTTATGGTAATCGTACACGATATTTGGTGACTGTCATTGATAGAGATCCAGATAGCGCTATTCCAAGCAAAGTGGCGGCTCTACCAATGTGTTCATTTAATCGGTTCTTCGCATCCGATAACCTCAACAATGACGTTTACCATCTTTTCTTTTAGAAAGGGAAAATTATGACTGCACTTACCTGGGACGCTACTGGTACGCGTCTTTTCGAAACTGGCGTTGACAAGGGCGTCCTTTACATTCCAGATACAACCGGGGCATATGCCAATGGAGTTGCATGGAACGGTCTTACCGCCGTTACTGAGACTCCTTCTGGTGCCGCTGCCAGTCCGCTGTACGCCGACAACGTCAAGTACCTGAACCTCATCTCAACCGAGGATTTCGCTGCTGACCTGGAGGCTTACACCTACCCGGACGAGTTCCAGGCCTTTGATGGTCTTGGGGTTCCGACTAATGGTGTTGGCATTGCTCAGCAGAGTCGTGGTGTCTTTGGTCTGTCGTATCGGACCAAGATCGGCAACGATGTTGATGGAGATGCTCACGGATACAAGCTTCATCTGGTGTATGGTTGTCAGGCTGCTCCTTCCCAGAAGGCATACAAGTCTGTCAATGACAAGCCGGATGGTATCACGTTCAAGTGGACCCTCACGACCACGCCTGTCCCGGTACTGGGTACCTACAACTCGAAGATGTTCAAGAACACCGCGCTTCTGACGATTGACTCGACCAAGGTCAACGCCACGAACCTGGCTGCTCTTGAGCTTCTTCTGTACGGTACCGTTGGTGTTAACCCTGTGCTTCCTCTTCCGGATGCAGTTATCACGGGTCTCACCTCTGGCATTACTACGGTGGCTACCATTACGCCTCCGTCGTACGTGTCGTCCACTCACATCATGACCATCCCGACCACCGTTGGTGTTGACTACTACATCACCAAGATCACCAGTGCTACTGGTGCAGTTGTCACGGCCAAGGCCAAGGCTACTGCCGGTGCGCAGGTTGCTCTGGCTACTGGTCAGGAGTGGCTCATCAATGCCGTGCCTCAGGCAAACTACGTCTTCGGTTCCGGTAACGTTGACGAGTGGATCATCCTGTTCGCCTCGGCTGACAGGTCTGCCTCCTGATAAACCATTAACTGGGGAGTTAAAGAATGTTGACAATTATCATTGAAGAGGAAGAAGTTTTTAATGAAGAAACAAATACTTTCGAAACTCATGATGGGGTCACTCTCGACCTAGAACATTCTTTGATTTCCCTGTCAAAATGGGAGTCAATTTATCAAAAACCGTTTCTTTCTTCCACAGAGAAATCTGTGGAGGAACTTTTCGGTTACCTCCAAGCCATGGTAATTACGCCAGGTGTGGATCCCGACGTCCTTTATAGGTGTTCGACGGCTGACATAACAAGAATCCAGGAATACATTGATTCTACTCAGTCTGCGACTACCTTTGGCACCATGCCAGGGCGTCGGGGTCCACAGGAGGTTATTACTTCAGAACTCATTTACTATTGGATGGTCGCTTATACCATTCCTTTTGAATGTCAGTATTGGCATTTGAATAGACTCTTTTCTTTGGTCAGAATCTGCAACATTAAGAACTCTCCCGATGAGGAGATGCCTAGACAAGAGATTGCGCAGAGAAATAGAGAGATCAATGAGGCACGTAAGAAGCAACTAGGTACTACTGGCTGAGAGGAGGAACATGCCCATTCTTGCTTGGGATACGGTTGGAGATAGACAGTATGAAACTGGATTGGACAGGGGTGTCCTATACCTATCTGATGGATCGGCGGTTCCTTGGAACGGTCTGACTTCTGTTATCGAGGAGTTTGATAAGACTACATCGCCGGTGTACTATGATGGGATGAAGATTAACGAACTCGTTACTCTTGGTGATTTCGCAGCAACAATGAAAGCGTTCACTTATCCCGACGAATTTATCGAGATTGAGGGCATTGCACAACTCCGACCTGGGCTTTTCGTTGGAGATCAGGCTCCTCAAACTTTTGGTCTTAGTTACAGGACACTTGCTGGTAATGATGTAGATGGAGATCCTTCAAGCTACAAGATTCATCTAATCTACAATCTTATTGCAATTCCTAGTAGTAAGACTCAAGTCACAATGGCAGATGTGGCTTCTCCTGTTGAGTTCGAATGGAAGATCACGGCGATCCCAGAAGATATTCCAGGAGTTAGGCCAACTGCGCACATCATTATTGACTCAGATACCACAGATCCATGGCTTATGGAAGAACTAGAAGAAATTCTTTATGGAAGTAGTAATGCTATTGCAGCACTTCTTCCGATGAAGGACTTTGTTTCCTATATTGCTGAGTGGTATCGAGTTAAGATCACAGACAATCTTGATGGCACTTGGACTGCAACATCTAAGAGGGATGGCTTTATCGACTTCCCTTTCCCAACAACCGACTATTCGTATTTCGAAATTACTGGTGTTAATGTACTATATTTGGATACTGATACTTTCCAAATTACTGACACCACCGATATTTCTCAGGTTCCGCTGATTCTTATTGTTGATAATGGAGATGGAACGTGGATCGCTTCAACAGATGATCCAAGTCTTATTCAAATCGACGATTACGGTCAGTTCATCATTGCAAGCGCAAATTCCGTGGATATTGGAACTGATGCTTATCAGATTTCAGACACACCACAAGACATGTAAGGGAGAGTTATGGGTACTGTAACTGGTTATACCGCAGAGCGAATGAAGACAATTGAGGATACTACGGTAATCTCCGGTCATGTTACTGGAACCGAGCTTATCCTTGTTTGTCGAAATGGCACAACGATTGACGCTGGTAGTGTTCAGGGTCCTGCAGGGCCTCCTGGTACTGGTGGCGGAGATACTTCTGCTGTCTTGGCTGCAGCAACTCCTGTTGGAACGATTCATCCTTTTGCCGGAACAACTCTTCCGTCTGGTTACCTTTGGTGTGACGGAACAAGTTACCTTAGAGCAGGGACCTACAACGCACTGTTTCTTGCTACTTCTATTAGCAGTGTTCCTATTTATGGTGCTGCTGATGGATCCCACTTTAACGTCCCGAACCTTCAGGCCAAGTTCCCGATGGGTAAGGCCAACAGTGGTCTAGATTCAACTCTTGGCACGACTGGTGGAGTTAGGGACGCTATTGTTCCTACACATAGTCACTCGCATAGTCATGGTGGAGTAACGGCAGATGCGTCACTTAGTGTTCACCAAATTGCTGGTGATGGTGGATACCGCATCTGGGTGTCTGCTGGTGGTGCTCAGAATAACACGGTTACCTCTACCATTGGTACTGGTTCAGCTGTGTTGTCTCATGTTGATGATCATGCTCCTCACCATCACACTATTAGCGCAGATGCAACCGCTTCTGGTGTTTCTCCGACGGACGGAAACCTTCCGCCTTTTGTAGTTATCAACTATATTATTAAGTACTAGTCATGACTATCGGGGTCTCAGATAGTGGAGATTACCCAGCTACTAGAGCATATTTGAAGAGTCTTAGTGAGTCTAATTTATTCTCTGATCTAGACCGGTATGGGCAAATGGGCGTCGATGCCCTATCTTCATCAACCCCAGTAGATACAGGGTTAACCGCATCATCGTGGGGGTATAGGATCGTTGAAAGTTCCTATGGCCCTGGGCTTGAGTGGTTTAATACAGACCTAGACTCTGAAGGCCAACCGATAGCCATACTTATTCAATATGGTCACGGAACTGGTACTGGTGGATATGTACGTGGACGTGACTTTATTAACCCAGCAATTCAACCCATATTCGACGAGATTATGTTCAATCTAGAAAGGAGGCTGCGCGGTGGCTAGTGTAGAGGATCGAATTGTATCTATTAAGTTTGACAATGCACAGTTTGAGCAAAAGATTGCTGCAACTGCGGCTAGTCTTGATACCCTTTCTAAGAAGATTGATCAGGTTGCTGCCGGTAAGAGTTTTGAAGGGCTTAATACGGCTGCAAATAACGTAAATTTGGCTCCCATTGCCAATGGTGTTGATAACATCAGCAGCAAGTTCAATGCTATGGGTGCTGTTGCATTCACTGCAATTCAGAACGTTACTACTTCCCTTATGGGAATGGCAAAGGGGTTTGTTCAGACAGACATTCTTGCGCCACTTATCACTGGTGGTAAGACTCGTTCTGAAGCGCTTGACCAGGCCAAGTTCCAGTTCCGTGGTCTGGGTATGGATGTTGATGCCGTGATGGCTGATGCCAAGCAGGCTGTTCTTGGAACGGCGTATGGACTTGGTGATGCTGCTTCTGCAGCCGCACAGTTTGGTGCTTCAGGTATCAAGCAGGGTGCAGACATGGTTCAGTCTCTCCAGGCTATTGCTGGTACTGCTGCTATGACTGGTCGATCTTATGGCGAAATGGCCATGATCTTCACTAGTTCTGCGGCTTCTGGCAAGGTCACCAACATGGACCTGTTGCAGTTCTCTACTCGAGGACTTAATGCTGCAGCTGCTTATGCTAAGCAGAATGGCATCACTGAGGCTTCTGTCCATGACATGGCTACTGCTGGAACCTTGGACTATGCCTCGTTCGCCAAGGCAATGGACAATGCTTTCGGGTCGCACTCCACCCAGGCTAATGAGACGTATAAGGGTTCTTTGGACAACCTTCATGCGGCTATGTCTCGTCTGTCTGCTTCTTTCTTCACTCCGGAGATGGAACAGCAAAGGAATGTCTTTAATGCATTGACTCCCGTGGTGGATGCACTAGCCAAGGCAATGAATCCTTTGATCATCGCCATCCTTCTGATTCGCCAACATCTTGCAGGTAATCTGATTACCTTTCTTGACAACATCGACATGGCTCCTCTTAAGGAAGCATTCACTAGTTTCGGCACTGTTGTTATCAATGTCTTTAAACTGGTTGAACAGATCTTTGGTACGTTTAAGGCAGCCTTCAAAGAGATCTTCCCAGGTAACGCAATCCTTTCGGTTGCTCTCTTTGCCGACAAACTAGCAGTCTTGTCAAGTTACCTCAAAATGGGAGCAGAAACAGCAGAAAAAGTTAAGAGCATGTTTGCTGGGTTCTTTGCTGTTGTTTCAATTGGGTGGGCAATCCTCAAGGGAATTGCTGTAGCAATCGGAGAAGTCATTTCTTCTCTTGCTCCTGCTGGTGGAAATTTCTTGAAGGTTGGTGCAGGCATTGGAGACTTCTTGGTTAAGGCCAAGGAACTCCTGGTAGATGGGGGTAAGATCCATGACTTCTTTGTTAGACTTGGAGAAGTTATTGTCGCCCCGATTCAGTTTATTGAACGTCTTGCTGCAGCAATCGTCAGTTTCTTCACAAAGATTGTAGGAGCATCTTCTGATACTCCGGCTAAGAAGTTCGACTCTATTGGTGATGCTGCTAATCGAGCAAGTAGTATTTGGGAAACTCTTACCCAAAAACTGCAAGGTGTTATGACTGTTCTTGATAAGGTCTGGAATGCCATTGCAACTTGGTTCTCTCAGTTGGGGGATAAGATTGCGGCTGAATTGAAGGGGACAGATTTCAACTCTGCTCTTGACGTTCTAAACGTTGCTCTTCTTGGTGGGATCACTGCCATGATTAGTAAGTTTATGACTGGTGGTGTTAAGTTCGGACTCCAGGGTGGTTTGTTCACGACGATTCAGTCCAACCTTAAGCAGGTTACAAACTCACTTAAGTTGATGGAAACCAGCGTCAAGGCAGAAGCAATTCTTAAGATTGCCGCTGCATTGGGTATCATTACCATTTCCATGATTGCTTTGTCTATGGTTGACTCTCAGAAACTTGGAACCGCTTTGATTGCTATGGCGGTTGGTTTCGGTGAGTTGGCTGGCACGTTCATGGCCCTTGATAATGGCGTCGATGGCTCTTTGAAACTTAGTATCATTAGTACGGCTCTTATCGCTATGGCTATTGCTATGGATATTCTAGCTAGTGCTATTGTCAAGTTGTCAAAACTTTCTCCAGGAGAACTTGCAAAGGGTCTTATTGGAGTTGCTGTTGGGATTGGGATTCTTGTTGGCGCAGTGAATCTTATTCCAGATGCACCACACATGATTGCTGCTGGGGTTGCTATGGGTGCTATGGCCATTGCCATGCTCATCCTTAGCGAAGCAGTTAAGTCATTTGCTTCCATGTCTTGGGGTGAAATGGCTAAGGGTCTTATTGGAGTTTCTGTTGGACTCACTGCAATTGTTCTTGCTATGAACAACATGCCTCCTACGAGTGTCCTTACGGGTGTATCCTTCATCGCTATTGCAGTCGGCCTTATGGTCTTGGCTGAAGCAGTAAAGATGTTTGGCTCTATGCCCTTTGGTGAGATGGTTAAGGGACTTCTTGGTATTTCGATTGCCCTTGCTGCTGTAACCATTGCTATGAACTTTATGCCGCCTGATATGCCTGCAATGGCATTTGGGCTGCTTATCGTTGCTGGTGCTATGATTGTCATGGCAAATGCAGTCAAAGAGATGGGCTCAATGAGTTTCGAAACTCTTGCTAAGGGTCTTGGAGCTATTGCTATTGCGTTGCTTATTCTTGTTGTGGCTATGAACGAGATGCAAGGAAGCATTGCAGGAGCCTTTGCTCTTGTAGTCGTTTCTGGGGCACTTCTTGTTCTTGCTAACGTCATGGAACAACTTGGGAAGCTTAGTATTGCACAGATTGTTACTTCTCTAGCTGCTATTGCTGGTGTGCTGATTGTACTTGGAGTCGCTGCTGCATTGATGTCTGAAGTTATTCCTGCACTACTTGGACTTGGGGTTGCTCTTGCCCTTATTGGTGGAGCATTTGCACTGTTTGGTCTAGGTGTCTTGGCAGTAGCTGTTGGTTTGACCATTCTTGCTACTGTTGGTCCTGCTGCTATGAGAGCCTTTGTGTCTAGTCTGGATATTCTAATTCAGGCGATGCCTAAGTTGGCTGCAGGTGCAGCTCTCTTTGTAGCAAACTTCGTAGAGGAACTACTTCGAGCTGCTCCAGTATTTCTCAAGTTGTTTACTGCTCTAATGGAGCAACTTCTTGATACCGTGATTAAATTGGCGCCCAAGATTGGTAAGGCTTTCGAGGTAATCATTACTGTTGCCGATAAGGTAATTCGGGACAAGTTTCCTGAGATGGTTAAGACTGGTTTTGCTATGTTGATCGCATTTCTTCAGGGAATTAGCGACAACATCGGGAAGATTGTGGATCTTGCCAGTTCAATCATATCTGGGTTCATTAATGGTATCGCGAACAACCTACCTCAATTGGTTGGTGCTGCAGCGAACCTTCTTATCAGTTTCCTTAATGAACTTGCTAATCATGCGGTAGAGCTCGTCGCTGCTGGTTTGAATGTAATCACACAGATTATCAATGGGATCTCCCAGGGTATTGTTCTGGTTGTGGATGCTGTTGGAAACCTTATCATTGCATTTATTACGGCTGTTGGCAACAAGTTGGGCGATATTGTCACTGCAGGTGTGAATACTGTACTGGCATTCCTGGCTGGGTTGGCTGCAAATGCACTTGCTCTTGCTTCTGGTGCCGCACAGGTTCTGATTCAGTTCCTTAATGGTTTGGCTGATGCTATTAATACGTACGCTCCTCAGATTCGTGCTGCTGGTCAACGTGTTGGTTCGGCAATCATCAACGGAATTGTTCCTGGATTTAGTGAGACTTGGCACACTGTTACTGAATGGCTCGGAGACATGGGTCAGAAGGTTAGTGATGCTTGTCGTGGAGCTATTAGTTGGCTTACTGACATTGGTCGTAAGATCATCACTGGTCTTTGGGATGGAATGAAGGCTATTTGGCACGATGTAACTGGTTGGCTTGGTGGACTTGGTGATGTGATTAAGTCTGTTAAGGGTCCGCCAGAGAAGGATGCTGTTATGTTGGTTGAGAACGGCATGCTCATCATGAGCGGTCTTCATGTCGGGCTTAAGACTGGATGGAGTGCTGTATCTGATTGGCTGTCATCACTTAACCCTGGAGATAGTTTCAATCAGGCAATCTATCCTCAACTTCAGAGTGCAATGAGTAAGATCCCGGACATGCTTTCTAACATGACTGAATTTAATCCGACGATCACTCCAGTACTCGATTTGACAAAGGTCAAAATGGAAGCAAAAGACATTGCTGGTTACATGGGAGTTTCTTCCCTTACACCTAACGTCTCTTCTTCTCAGGCCAACGTCATTTCTGCGTCGACTTCTCCGACGTCTAATACCACAGATACCATGGCACCTGCTGGTCCTACAAGCGTCACGTTCCAACAGACAATTAATGCTCCGACGGAACTTTCAACTAATGACATCTATCGAAGCACTAAGAGTCAATTCGCATTGGCAAAGGGGGAACTTGGACTATGAAAATTACAAGCATTGATATTTGTCCAGTAAACTCTGCTGATGCAATCAATCTGAGTTTCCGAGACCCGAGGGCTGTTAGTCCTTATAATGTGAGAGACATCACTGGCCTTGATGCTGGTGACATTACCTCTCAATACGCTGGGTCTATCGGAAGCCCGGATTACTACTCTTTGTCTTTGGTTAAGCGCGATATCGTCATGAAGGTTACACTTAATCCATCATTTGGTAAGAATCAGACATTCTCTGATCTTAGGGATGCTCTTTATAGGAAGATATATTCTTCTCGGTCTGGAGTGTTGCAACTTCTGTTCAAGAATGGGAATACTCCCACCGCATTCCTTTCAGGGTATTTCTCCAAGGTTGAGACGTCAAACTTCGATAGACAACCTGAAGTCACACTTACCTTTTCATGTAACAACCCAATGCTTAGGGCTATTGACCCTATTTCTGTGGACATTACTAATCTTAACATAGTGAACACTGAACTTTTCGATGATATTTCTACTGCTCCTCATGGAATTACGTTTTCGGTGCTTGTTGCTGCAGATGCTGGAATTCCTAGCATTTCTATCGATAACCTAAACGATGGTTCAGGGTTTACTGTTTCTCCTATTGGTGGATTCACTACTAATGACCTAATTCACTTCTCTAGTGACTATGATCGTTATATTTACATGGTTCGAGGTGGTGTTTCTTACCAGTTGGCAGATGCTGTTGTTCCTGGATCTCAGTGGCCTATGATGTTCCCAGGACTGAACGGTTTCGAGTTTGGTCCTGCAGCAAACCTCACCTGGAGAGATCTCTCATATTACCCAACTTACTGGGGGGTGTAACATGGATATTTTCAAGTTCACTAACCCTACCAGTCCTATGAAGATGGAAGGTGGTCAGATTATTAATGGTCTGACCAGTAAGATGTGGGTTGAAAGATATCGTGATGCAGGAGAGTTTACTCTAGTTGCGCCGATTAGTTCGGGTCTTAAAGAGGTTCTTCCTATTGGGACATTCATCTCTCATACAGAAACCTTTGAGATTATGGTTGTAGAAAACCATGAGATTAACGACAATGCTGGTAAAGCATCTGAGGTTAAGGTTACTGGTAGAGGACTCGAAACTATATTTTCGCAAAGAGTGGTTGGCCAAGTAAACACTTATCCATTGACTAGCCCAGCAGACTATTCTCTTGCTGCTGGTTATACTGCTGCTCAGGTTGTAGAGATGTTATGTGAGCATACCGAAGACGATTTCGTCGTAGATGCTAATGAGGCATTTCCTTACATTATCATTTATGATCCAGTTGGTATCACAGTAGGTGACCAAGTTGCCAGAAAAATTCCCCGGGGGGAACTTTATAAGGCAGCTTTGGATCTTATGGCTATCGATGATCTAGGAATCAAGATCATTCGTCCTGGAGCATGGTCTGCAGACAATCCAAAAACTGCAGTCATGATTCATAGGGGTGTTGACCAGTCTAGTCTTGTGTCATTTTCCTATGATACCGGAGAAATCACAACTGCTGATTATATTTGGAGTGATAAGAAGTATAAGAACGCAGCACTTATCACTGGAACTTGGATTGAGATCTTTTACAATCCAGATTCGCATAATCTGTCAGATCGTCGAGTATTGTGGGTAGATGGTAAAGATATTGACAAGGTGTACACGTCAGCACCTACCGGAACCACACTTACTTCGGTTATTTCTCTGCTTCAACAAAGAGGTAAAGAAGCGCTTGCTTCTCAGAATAATGTGGTCTTGACAAAAGCCGATATTTCAAAGAAGTCAACTACAGCACGCTATCGTACAGATTATGACGTTGGCGACATCATCATGGTTAATGGCGACTATAATGAAGCATCAAAGATGCGTGTTAGTGAATTCGTTGAGATTGAGGATAATACAGGAAGAAGTAGTTATCCTACGCTTACAAGCCTCTAGGGGAGGTTGTAGTCCTCGCAAGCAATACATTGCTTATAATGAGAACTACAGAAAGGAGAAATAGTGAGCATTTTCCCTCGGAGAAAGGAACACCCTTTCGATGACAGAATCGCAGCTACCCTGCTGGAGATGGACAATTATGACCCCACCTCAACGGAGTACCAACTCATGTTGGCGAATGTTGAAAGGTTGAGTGAGATTAAGACGAAGAATCGTCCTAGTCGACTCAGCCCTGACACGCTTGCCCTCATCGCTGGCAATCTCGTTGGGATCGTCATGATCGTCGCATACGAGCAGAAGCACGTGATGTCGTCGAAGGCGAATTCCGAACGAATCCGACCGAAGTGAAGACCGTTTGACCTGATGTAGAGGAAAAGCATGGGGATCGTGTGAGATTAAGACAATCTTACATGGTCCTCATGTTTTTCCGCATCATCTACATGGATTGATATTTTTTCTTAAAAAATGCCCCTCTAGGATTCGTTCTAAGGCGATAAAAAATCTTCCAGGTCATAATCCTACCAGATTTTGCAAATAGGGGTAATTTCGTCTCAGAGGCCTCTATATTTCGATTTAAGCCGATTTGAGGGTTTTATGGGCATATTCTCGCAAAAATTACACGTACTAAGATGAGATACTACCCACAAAAGGAGAACCAAAATGAAGACCATCAAGAAGGTGTACGGATCGTCGAAGACGTTCGTCTCGAACCACAAGACCGGGCTGGCGTTCGTGAGTGGTGCCGCAGTTGCGACTGCAGGCATCATCGCGATGTCCGCCGGGGCCAAGGCTCAGGACGCGCTCTTCGGAGCCGACTACCCGACCGATGTGACCGTCTAGGTCACCAGTGAAGTACTCGAAAGAAGGGGGACCGTAAAACGTCCTCTTTCTTTTTTCGCAGTCAATACATGCACTTATATGAGAACAAACAGAGGAGGAATAATGAGACCCGAAGACAAGCCTACCGCTGCCATCATTGGCATTGGAGCTTTCGTATCACTGATGTCCGGACTCAGCTACTTGCATGTCACTCGTGACGAGCGTAAGAAGCGAGCATCAATCAAAGCGTGGGAGCGTGAGAATGTTGCTTGCATCCATGGCGCCCGTGACAGGTTGCTTGCACTGGCTGACGACCCGAATGTCACTGCTGCGGAGTTCCTTGCTGCCATCAAGGAAGAGCAGGCATTTCTGAAGATCATTCAGAGTCAACCAATGTACTGAACTCAGAAAGAAGGGGGACCGTAAAACGTCCTCTTTCTTTTCTCGCAAAAAATACATGCACTATAATGAGAAGAACACTCAGTAAGTATAGATAGCATATTAGAAGTAGTAGTACGGCACCTATATTTACCGACAAGTTCTTCTCTTTTTGCCTCGCATCGTTTACACGTTGTAAGGTGAGAAGATGCCAAAGTGGTGAACGTATCGTACGATACACTTCTCACTAAAATTTTTCCCACGAAAGGGGACCAAATGATTGAGATGCTAGCTGTTAAGATTGATGATGACTCGTATCATATTGCTGTGGCTTGTTTGCCGCCTGGTTTCATCAATGTTCCAAAGAGTCGTGCAGTAGGCGCATATCTGGTCATCAACGAACCGACGCTTCAGATCCTTGAGAATGGCAAGGAGCTTCTAGTGATTGCTAACTCTTGGCAGAGTGCGGAAGATTTCATCGAGCATTACTCATTTACCTCAGAGTTGGTGGGTGATGGACAGTTCAGTCCAATTGAACGAATTCTTTAACTCGCAGAAAATACACAGTGTAAGATGAGAAGAGGTAAGACACGAAGGTGTAGCCCCACAGTTTAAGTGGCTACCTGCCGATTCACAGTTTTCTAGTGGGCTGTGAGTCCATGCTTCTCATTATATTTTTATTCAACCAAAGGAGAAAGTAATGAAGTCAATTAAACAACGTATTTCCGATAACCAGGATTTCTATAACGGAGTAACCGTTGGAATTGGAATTGGATTTTTTGCTGCCATGATGCTGGTAGCACGAGGGGCAATCATCGCAGTACCAACCCGTGAGGTTTACTGACATGGCCGGGTATGTCAATGGGATCGAGTTCCACATCGATACGCCTGATGTAGATCATCGTATCCGTCAGGCAGCGAAGTTCAGTCGTGTGATCACTATCCAGTTGGATGGAGATGAACTCGACGCCGCTCTGTGGGGAATCAAGAACTTTCAGAAAGGAGTTCATAATGTCCAGGACTAAGATATACTACGAGCAGTGTTACCCAGCGCAGTTTGTTGTTCGACCAGCAAGGCGTTATGGATTCTTCAGTTTTCTATTCGACCTGACGATGACGTTTCTGACCTGTGGTCTGTGGCTCATCTGGGTAATCATCCGAGGAATGAGGGGTTAATGAATCTACCTGCCGTTGTTTCAGACGCATCAAAAGCATTCAAAGTATATTCTCCACAGATCATGACTGCCATTGGAGCAGCAGGTGTGGTGAGTACTGCATATTTGACTGGTAAGGCCTCTTTCGAGGCAACACGAGTGCTCGAGGGCGAAGATCCTGAGATGCCTGTCAAGGAGAAGGTGAAGTATGTTTGGAAGTTGTATATTCCTGCGGGTCTTTCAGGTGCCTTCGCCATTGGGTGTATCATTGGCGCTTCAAAGGCGAGTACTCGACGTACTGCTGCAGCCGTTGGCGCATATTCTCTAACCGAGCGTGCTTTCTCTGAGTATCGTGAGAAGGTAATCGATCAACTCGGTGAAAAGAAAGAAGATAAGATTCAGGATGAAATTCGTCAAGAACAAGTTCTGAGGAACCCGGGTAAGGAAGTTGTTATTCTTGGAACGGGTAATGTGCTGTGCTGTGAGTTGTACACGCATCGATATTTCAGGAGTGACATGGAGACACTTCGTCGTGCTGAGAATCAACTCAACAAGTTGATCGTGAATGATCTTTACGTGACGCTTGATGAGTTCTACGATATTCTCGGTCTTCCTGGAACGTCGGTATCACAGAGTGTTGGTTGGAACTCAGATCGACTGATGGAACTTCAGTTCAGCACAGTTATATCTGAGGATGGAGAGCCGTGCCTTGCGTTTGACTACAACTACGTCAAGCCAATCAAGGTGTAGCTCGCAATATTTACACATCCTATAATGAGAGAACCTAACAAAGGAGAAACCAATGGATGAAGTCAATGACATCGTGGAGACCACCAACGGCGTCTCGTTCGACAAGCGGAACGCATTCGTGCTGGGTCTTGCCCTCGTGGCAGGATTCATCGCGGCTGCTTCCACTCGGAACGAGATGAACAAGGTGTTCAACCCGAAGACGTCGGCAACAACCGAGAGCTGAACCCAAGAAGCTCTCTCGAAAGTAGGGGGATGTGTGAAAACATATCCTCTTACTTTTTGGAAATCGAAAAAGAAAAGGACACGAATGCTTAAGCGAACGATCAAGTACGAAGATTTCGATGATGTTGAGCGGGAGGACATCTTCTACTTCAATATTTCCAAGTCTGAACTCATTGAGCTCGAGGTGGAGTACGATGCAGGATTCGGTGAATATCTGAAGCGCATCATCGAGTCGAAGGATAACAAAGAACTCATCAAGCAGTTCAAGGCTATCGTGCTAATGGCTTATGGCCAGAGGTCTGAGGATGGCAAGCGATTCATCAAGAGTGATACTCTTCGTGAGGAGTTCCAGCAGACGGCTGCATATAATGCATTGTTCATGGAGCTTGCAATGGATGACAATGCTGCTGTGGTCTTCATCGAGGGGGTTCTTCCTAAGGACATGGTTGGCGAAGTTACAAAGGCTCTTGCTCCTACGCCTCCTGCTCCTCCGACTCCTCCGTCTAGTTAAAGGATAGATAAATGCCAGACTATGCAGGAAACTCAAAGAGGGCAAAGCAGGATGCAGGAAAGCCTGAAAAGCATGTTGAGAAGGTTGTTGCAACAGAAGCAGTAGTTATGAAGAAGTCTCTTGGACGTAAGTTCAAGGATATTTTCATTGCTGCAGATTTCAAGAGTGTTATGCGAGCCATTTTCAACGAGGTTCTTATCCCGGCTGCTCGTAACACGATTGTAGATGCAACCGATCAGGGAGTCAAGCGAATGATGTATGGTGAGGCTACCATGCGTCGTAGGGCTGCAAGTTCTGGTCCTCGTATCACTTATAACAACCCGATCAATCGTGGTGGTTATGGTGGGCCTGGTCCTTCTCGTCCGGCAGCGCTTGTTCCTGGAGAGAGTCGATCTCCTCGATATCAGCGTGATGACTTTATTCTTTCGTCTCGTGAAGAGGCAGAGTTGGTTGTCGAGCGCATGCAGGACATCATCGATAATTACGAGGTTGTGTCTGTCGGAGATCTAAACGATCTTGTTGGTCTCCCGACGACGTACATGGACAACAAGTGGGGTTGGACGTATATTGGTGACGTTCAGATCCGACAAATCCGTGAAGGATATTTGATTGATCTTCCTTCAGCCGAACCTATTCAATAAGGACACTAAATGAAACTAAACTTTAATGGAATGTCGAGGACCTTTGGTCGCAGTGTTCTGAAGACCAAGGCGAATTCCCCCCATATTTTCTTTGGATTGGGGGTCGTTGGTGTTGTTGCTGGTGCTGTTCTTGCATCGAAGGCAACTCTTCAGCTTGAGGAGAAGCTCGATGAGGTCAAGGCAGACTTCGAGGGGTTGAAGAATGTCGCTGAGGAGGCTGTGAAGCACAGTAACCTCACATATACTGAGCAGGATTACCACAAGGACTTGGGGCTTCTGACTGCCAAGTCTGCTGTTAAGCTCGGTAGGTTGTACGCTCCTGCAATTGTTGTGGGTGGATTTGGTATTGCTGCACTCACCGGATCGCATGTTCAGCTCACGAAGCGTAACACGGCGCTCACTATCACTCTTGCGGCTGTCTCGAAGGCTTATGACGACTATCGTACACGAGTCCGTGAGGAGTTGGGCGAGGAGACGGAGCGCCATATTTATCAGAATGCCAGAGAGGAGACGATCGAAGTGGATGGAAAGAAGGAGACCGTTCAAGTCATCGATCCTAATGGGCACTCTGTGTATGCTCGTTGCTTCGATGTGTTCAGTAGTTGCTGGGAGAAGGATGCGGAAGTCAATCGCATCTTCATCGAGTGCCAGCAGAAGTACATGAACCATATCCTGCAGATCCGAGGGCATGTCATGCTCAATGATGTGTATGACAAGCTTGGCCTCGAGCGTACGCCAGCAGGAGCAGTTGTTGGTTGGGTATATCAGGGAGAGGGAGACAACTTCATTGACTTCGACCTGAACAACCCGTCAAATGCTCGGTTCCTTGCCGGCTATGAGAATGCCGTTTGGCTTGACTTCAATGTTGATGGTGTCGTGTACGAACAGATCGGAAAGGGTAAGAAGTGGTGAATGAGAAACTGACTAAGATCATTGACCACCCTGTCACCATCCCTCTTGCTGTAGGTATTGCAGCATTTGGGATTGGTGGCGCGGTCGGTTATATTCTAGGTAGGAAGCATTCCATCTCTGTTGATTACTCTATCATCGAGAAGGATGTGCATGAGGTTCCTGGGCAACTGAAGTTCGACGTTGAGAATGTCGAAGTCTTCATTGCTGAGCATACCGCAAAGCATGACGTTGAGGATGTTGTAGAGGTTCGTGAGCCTCGACTTGCTCCTCCTGTACAGCCACAGCAGACTGTGGAAGACAACATCGAGATGCAGCGAGCACTTGAGGCCGCTCGTGAAGAGGAAGTGACTACCGTTGATGTTCAAGACGATTCAGAACCTGTGGTCCGTTCTATATTCCCATCTACGCAAGATGAGTGGGACTACGACGTAGAGGTTCCAAAGCGAGAAGAGTATGCTCCTTATGTTCTTCATAGAGATGAGTTCTATGGTGAAGAGAAGGACTTTACTCAGACAACGCTGACTTACTATGCTGGCGACAAGATCATGACAGATCAGGATGACACTCCTGTCTATAATTTTGAGAACGTTGTTGGTGAGTTGAAGTTTGGTCATGGATCTGGAGACCCTAACGTTTTCTATATTCGTAATGAACAGCGTCGTGAAGAGTACGAAGTTATATTTGACCCTGGGCATTATTCTGTCGAGATTCTTGGTCTTGAGATCGAAGAGGGCGTTGAGAAAGAACTTCGTCATTCTTCGACCGTAAGAAAATTTAGAATCGACGATTGATCATGGGGGAGCCTATTGAAAATCTATATTTCAACTGGCTCTGCGCAAAGGTAGTTGATAGTGACGTTAGGAATTACTATGATCTCCTGGCGATATTGCACAGAACAGAGTTTGTGTGGTTGATCCATTCGGATGGAGATCGAGCGGCTGATGGTATTGAGCTTAGAAGAGACTTTCTAAGAGAGTCAAGGATGGAAAGGGATCTTGCTTGGGAAAGTGAGCCCTGTTCTATTCTTGAGTTCATGATTGCTCTTGCGAAGAGAGCAAACTTTCAGACCGAGACCCCAGTAAAAGATTGGTTCTGGGAGTTTATGGAGAACCTCAAACTAGATGAGTATCGTCGAGTTCATGGACGAGACTCAATGGAGATTGAGGATATTCTGTATGCCTTTATTTGGAGACAGTATGAACCTAATGGGTATGGCGGGATGTTTCCGATTAGCAGAACCCAACATGATCAACGAGAAATCGAAATTTGGTATCAATTCTCTGAGTACGTTATTGACCGTGGACTATTTTAGAAAGGAGTGCCGTGGACTTCTATAATCTTGTCGTTACTGAAAAGAAAGACGGCCCTCAAATTCGTCCAGACTTTAGAGTCGGGAGATCTTCTGATCTAATGACTCGTGGTGGTTCATTCTATGCAATCTGGGATGAGGCACGTGGTCTTTGGTCTACGGATATTTACGATGTTCAGCGTCTGGTTGACGAAGATCTTGATCGTTTTGCTGCTGAAAAAGAAGGTGATGGACGAGTTTACTCAGTTCTTAAGATGGAGTCTAATGTCAGTAGACTATGGGATGAGTTCAATCGTTACCTTCACAACAGTGGCAATAACAGTCATGGTCTAGATGAGAAGCTCGTTTTTGAGAACACTAAAGTAACAAAGAAGGATTACGCTAGTAAGAGGTTGCCATATTCTCTTACTAAGGGTAAGCATGATGCGTGGGATAATCTTGTTGGGACTCTTTATAACGAAGAGGAACGAGCCAAGATCGAGTGGGCTATCGGAGCAGTTGTTTCTGGAGACTCTAAAGAGATTCAGAAGTTTCTCGTCTTCTATGGTCCACCCGCTAGTGGTAAGTCTACCATTCTCAACATCATTGGTTGGATGTTTGAGGGTTACACTGCAGTCTTTGATGCTCGTGAACTTGCTGGTAACAACAACTCGTTTGCAACTTCTGCATTCAAGTCTAATCCACTTGTGGCTATCCAACATGATGGTGACCTATCACGTATCTACGACAACACGAAGCTTAATTCAATTGTTGCACATGAGACTCTGACGGTTAATGAGAAGTATAAGACTCCATTTGAATCGAGGTCTAACGCATTTTTGTTCATGGGGACTAACCTTCCTGTGAAGATCACAGATGCGAAGTCTGGAATTATTCGTCGTCTTATTGATGTGGTTCCAACACAGAAGATGGTCGATCACGATCTCTACCATATTCTGATGGATCAGATCAGGTTTGAGATGGGAGCAATTGCATATTACTGCCAATCTCGTTACAAGACGATGGGTAAGAACTACTACAGCAACTATCGTCCAACGACGATGATGCTTCAGACTGATGTATTTTACAACTTCGTGGAGTCTTGCTTCGACATATTTAAGGGGCAGGACAGTGTAACTCTTAAGCAAGCATGGTCGTTGTACAAGGAGTACTGTGCAGATACGGGTATTGATAAGGTCCTTCCTCAGTATAAGTTCAGAGAAGAGTTGAAAAACTACTTCTATATGTTCGAGGAAAGGACTCGTGTGGATAATACGAACTTGAGGAACTACTACTCAGGTTTCAAGCATCTTGAGTCCTCTGGACCGTCCACTGAGATGCCTGTAAAGCCTTCTGGGGTGTATAAGATTGAGTTCCGTGAAGGAGCATCAATGTTCGATGATACATATCCTGGACTTCCTGCACAGTATGCAAACGCAGATGGATATCCTAAGAAGAAGTGGGAGAATGTAACCACTACTCTTTCGAGTATCGATACTTCAAAGCTTCACTACGTCAAGGTTCCTGAGTCTCATATTGTCATTGACTTTGACTTGGTAAATGAAGAAGGTGAAAAGGATCTAGATCTGAATCTTGAAGCAGCATCTTCTTGGCCTCCTACTTACGCAGAAGTAAGTAAGAGTGGTAAAGGGATTCATCTGCATTATACCTATGCCGGAGATGTGAGAGAACTTGCATCTGTGTATGACATCGGCATTGAAATCAAAACACTTCTTGGTGACAGTTCGTTGAGAAGGCAGTTGACACTTAGTAATGGGATTAACATCACGCCTCTAGATGGAGGATTGCCTAAGAAGGAGAAGCCTATGCTAGCCAATAAGAGTATTCAAAGTGAAAAAGGGCTTCGAGAGCTAATTGCACGAAACCTTCGTAAGGAAATTCATCCAGGTACTAAACCTTCAGTGGACTTCATTCATAAGATCCTTGAAGAGGCTTACGAGTCTGGTATGGGTTACGATGTTCGTGACATGCGTTCCAATATCCTGACGTTTGCTGCAAAGAGTAGTAATCAGTCTGCTGCTTGTATCAAGATTGTCCAGAAGATGCAGTTCGTGGGTAAGGATTCAATGCCCGATGGTCTGGATGAGAATGCCCCGTTGGTGTTCTTTGACGTTGAAGTATATCCTAACCTCTTCATCGTGTGTTGGAAGGCACAGAATTCTCCCACAGTTGTGAGGATGGTAAATCCTGAGGCTGCTGACCTAGAGCCTTTGCTTCAGATGAAGTTGGTTGGGTTTAACAACCGTCGATACGACAACCATATTCTCTATGCTCGTTACATTGGGTACTCTTTGGAAGAGTTGTTTCGTCTGAGTTGGAAGATCATCAACACGAAGGACAACAAAGACATCTTCTTTGGTGAAGCATACAATCTGTCTTACTGCGATATTTACGACTTCAGTTCTTTGAAGCAGGGACTGAAGAAGTTCATGATTGATCTGGACATCGAGCATATTGAGTTGGACTTCCCTTGGGATGAGCCCATTGCAGAAGAGTATTGGGCAACTGTTGAGGACTACTGTGCTAACGATGTCATTGCAACTGAGTTGACATTCGAGTCTCGTAAGTCTGACTTCACGGCTCGACAGATTCTTTCTAGTCTGTCTGGTCTGTCTGTCAATCATACGACTCAGATGCATACAGCCAAGATCATATTTGGTGAGGAAAAGAACCCCCAGGGATCATTTGTTTATACTGATTTGTCGGAAAAATTCCCGGGGTATAAATTTGACGGAAAAGAGTCAACTTATCGAGGGGAGATCACTGGAGAAGGTGGGTACGTATATGCCGAGCCAGGAGTATACGAGAACGTTGCCGTTCTGGACGTGGCGAGTATGCATCCAACTAGTATCGAATGCCTCGACCTCTTTGGTCAATACACTGCAAACTTCAGTGCCCTTAAAGAAGCGCGTCTGGCAATTAAGCATAAGGAATACTCAGTTGCCAGGACATTGCTTAATGGTAAGCTTGCCCCATTTCTGGCAGATGATGGGGATGCTGAAGCACTTTCCTATGCTCTTAAGATTGTTATTAACATCGTCTACGGACTTACTAGTGCACGCTTTCCCAACCCCTTCAGGGATAATCGTAATAAGGACAATATTGTAGCCAAGCGTGGCGCGTTGTTCATGATTGATCTCAAGCATGCCGTCCAGGAAAAAGGATTTGACGTCGTTCATATTAAGACGGACTCAATCAAGATTCCTAACGCAACTCCTGAGATCATTGAGTTCGTGATGAAGTTTGGTAACGAGTACGGATACGATTTCGAGCATGAGTCCACGTATGATTGGTTCTGTCTCGTCAATGATGCTGTCTATATTGCTCGTGAGGGTGATAGTTGGAAGGCAGTTGGCGCACAGTTCCAGCATCCGTATGTGTTTAAGGAGCTCTTCACTCATGAGCCGATCGAGTTCAAAGACTTCTGTGAGCCGAAGAACGTCGTCCAAGGACGTATGTACCTCGACTTCTCCGGAACTGGAGAGGTTGAGAACATGGTCCACGTCGGACGGACAGGATCCTTTGTCCCTGTTTTGGATGGAGGAACTCTATGGCGAGTCAAGGAAGACAAGAAGTATGCGGTAACTGGTACTAAGGGATATTTGTGGATCAACCGAGAGGTTGCTGTTAATAGAAAGGAAACTAACGCCCTTAACATTGACATGTCATATTTCGAAGAACTGAAGCAGAAGGCGATTGATGCAATCACTCAGTTTGGTGGTTGCGATATTTCGGACTTTCTACTAACGGAATAGGAGAGATAATGCAAGTAAAGTTCTTTAAAGCTACTGAGGTTGCAGAGGAGGTGGGGAAGGCTAATAACAACGCAGCTTTGGAAGCTCAGTTGAAACTCTTCCTTACTGCTGTGGAGCTTCAGGGGTTCAAGTTCTGTAAGGAGGTGAAGGATGGGTAAAGAAGAGAAGTCTACACTGACAAAGGTATCCGTCTTTGTCCGTTCTATCCACACCAACCCGTTGGGTGGAGTGACTGTAGTGGCTTCAAACGGAGGTCTTGAAGGTCCTCCATATGTCCGATTCAATCTTCCTCCTGTAAGAGTAAAGGATTGTCACATCGATAAGCGTTATATGCTAACGATCGAGGAGGTGTGATGCTTAGATTCAAACTCTACCGGTGGGTTAGAGTTATGTTTGGTGCAAGAAGCTTTGTGAAGCCTGGTAACAATGTGCTTATCAAAGCAACTAAAGGTAATCAAGATGCTCTGTCAGATAGGCTTCTCAATCATGGTTGGATTGAAGAGTGGCCTGTGGAAAGAGAGGATGACGTATGATTCATGTTAATCATCCTGAAGACGAACGCTTTGATGAAATCCATATCGAGTGTATCGAACGATGGAAAGAATCTGAAATGTCAGGAGATGAGTGGCGATTCAGTTATCTTGCCACTGTCAAGCGTAAGGGCGAAGAGATCATTCATGTCAGTGCTTCTACTCTTGACTGGCTTCTTAAAGGTCTTCAGTGGAGAATCATGGTTGCTGGANAAGAGAACCAATTCGATACTGAAGCATGGAATCGCACACTTGATAAGTGTGACCAACCAGGTTGTTCGAATGTAGCAACCATATTTTACAAGAGACTAAAGCGTTTTACCAACAGGGGCGATGCACTTGCCCCTAGTTCATATTACGATGGTAATGAGTATCGCCAGTTTTGTAATCGTCATCAGGTACGTGGTGACTGTGATCTGGATGACGCAGATCATAACTATATTTCAATTGACAACCCTAATGCAAAGGAAGAAAACTAATGGCAGATGATGCAAAGACTTTTATGGTCGAGGGTGCTCGACTTGTTTTCAGGAACTTCTCCGGTAAGGAGGGGCAGTACAATCGAGAGGGAGATCGGAACTTCGCGGTGATCCTCGATCAGGAAACCGCAGAGCGAATGGCTGCAGACGGATGGAATGTCAAGTGGCTGAAGTCTCAGGACGAGGATGTCGAGTTGGGTGACCCATATATTTCGGTGTCGGTCAACTTCAACAACCGTCCGCCTCGTATTGTGATGATCACGTCCACTTCTCGGACGCATCTCAACGAGGACTCGGTGTCTGTCCTTGACTGGGCGGATATTCAGACGTGTGATCTCATTGCTCGTGCATATGAGTGGACCGTCAACGGAAAGTCTGGAGTGAAGGCATATCTTCAGTCCATGTTCGTGACCATCGAAGAGGATGAGCTCGAGCGCAAGTACGCAATTCAAGACATCGGAGAGGAAGGATGACAGACATGAGTGAATTCGAGTACCGAGAGGCAGGACTTCGAGGGAGGGTAAGGCCATCACATGAGCCTGAGCTTCTTCTTCATCATTTCCGTGGGAAGGCTGCTCTTCCTCCGCCAGCCTCGTGGCAGGCACTCCCAGGAATCACTTCCTGTGGGATGCTGGGCAATGATCAGGAAGGTGACTGTGGTCCTGCTGCTCTCGAGCATTCACGGATCGTCAAGGCATCTAAGACTGTAGGCGCGAATGGTATGGCTGTGCCTGCGCCGGCCTTTAAGGTTCCTACTACTGCTCACACTCTTGGTTGGTATCATGCTTACAACACCTGGATGGGGAATCCTCCCGACTCGGGTGTGGATAACAAGACCATGCTTGCATATTTGTTCAAGGTGACTGAGGGTGTCGTCCCGACCAACTCGGGTGATGATATTCAGCTTTGGGCATATGCTGAGGTTGATGCCGCTGATCCTAATGAGGTCAAGCGTGCTGCGATTGATTTTAATGGTGCCCTTGTGGGTTGTTGTCTGACTCCTCAGGCTGACGCTGAGTTCTCTAATCATCAGCCTTGGACTGTCTCATCCTATGAGCGTCCTGACACTCAACTTGGGCATGACGTATATTTGCATGCGTATGATGCCAATTACTATGAGGTCCTTACTTGGGGTGGCACGCAGAAGGCTACGATCAATTGGGAAAAGGCTGAGACTGCTGCTGGAGACCTCGAGGTCTGGGTGTTCATCACTCAGGAGGATGTCACCAGCGGTAAGCTCACGCAGGATCAGTTCAATGCGCTTGTTGCTAAGTGTCATTCGTTGGCAGGGCAGGTGAACCCGAATACACCTACGCCGGCTCCGACTCCTGCTCCGACGCCTACGCCTACGCCTACACCGACTCCTACACCGACTCCTACACCGACTCCTACTCCTACGCCAGTTCCTCCTATGCCTCCGTTCCCTGCACCCCCAAGTGGTGCTGTGGCTTGGTTGCGTAAGGTTCTTGACTGGATCGAGAAGGTCTTTGGGGTCTAATGGGAAAGCGCGTT